GCCTTCGATCATCTCCCGGCACACGAGGGTCTGCAGGCCATAGAAGTCGAGCTGCCCATCGGCATCGCAACTGCGAGCCCAGGCTTCCCAGAGTTCGTTGACCGTCCGGTCGAGCCGGTCGTCGCCCGACGCCGCGCGCGGCATGATCCCGGCGCCGACGATGTTGTTGACCAGCACCGCCACCGCCTTGGCGGCATGCGGATTGTTGCGCACCAGATCGCGCATGCGATCTCGGAGCAGTGCTCCAGCCGTCGCGATCTCGGTATCGGCCGAGGTGCCGGGCGAACGCCAGCCGTCCGTCCGTCGTCCGCGAGCCGCGCCCTCGTAACCACGTACGAGTCCCTCGAAGGCCTGTCGCGCCAGCAGGCGCCGTGTCGCCGTCCGGGGCGAGACCATGGCGATCGCCCGGTCGAACCAGGTCGCATTCATCAACGGTCCCCCCGGTTGAATCCGGCAAGTCCGGCGACGGGCGGAAGATTGCCGGCGCCCGTCATCGCGCGCTCGATGGTGCGGATCCGACCCAGCAGGTCGTCGGCCGAGCCGTACTCGACGGATTTCCCATCATAGCTGACCCGCAGCGTTCCGCTCGCATAGGCACGCTTCAGCGCCGCCAGCTCGTTCTCTGTCCAGTCACTCACCCGAGCCATCCTTCATTTCGGCCGAACCACTCCGAGCGCCTCTTGCCCTTAGGCTCGGGCGACACGCGGTTCACGACGCCGGCCGTCGCCTCATCATCGGAAGGCACGCCGAGTTGTTCCTCCAGATCCTGCCATTTGGCATCCGGCCAACGGTCGGCGCCGGCGATCCAGGCGGCGGCGCGCGCATAGACCCGGCAATCGAGCGCCTCGTTCCGTTCCCGGAGCTTCTGCCATTCCAGCCGGGCAAAGCCGCGCTTGGTGCGCACCGTGACCAGCTGCTCGGCGACGAGCTGCTTGAGCCATTCGGCATCGACCCAGCCAGGCAGATGCACCGTGCCGGCCGGGAAGCGCGCACCGTTTTCCAAATCGTCGTCGGTCGGGCGATCGAGCCTGAGAAAGCGGTAGGTCTCGGCCTTGAAAGTCGAAACCGCCACCGTCCAGAGCCGTGCGCCGCGGCGCAGACGCTTGCCGGCATCGGTTGCGTCCACAAAAGTCGGCCCCGAAACCGGACTCGCCCGGTTGAAACCCTCAACGCCCTTGATCGGCGCGACTTGCGCAAAACCTTGGCGGCGCGCCCACGCGTAGACCGCTGGCGCCTCGTATCCGGTGTCGATCGCGAGCTTGGCGATCTTTAGGTGGGCGCCGCGCTCATGCCGCCAGGTTCGGTCTAGGAGCCTGGCAAGCGCCTCCCAGGCTTGCTCGCGTTCCGGTCCGCCCTCGATCACGACGTGATCGACGAGCCAGCTCTCGAGCTCCCGGCCCCAGGCCCAGACGTCGATCTCGATGCGATCTTTCTGGACATCGGCGCCGGCAGTCAGGAACAGACCACCCGACGGAATTGAGCTCGCTTTCCAGCGTTCGCGTCGGTCATAGAGGCGTTGCCAATCCGGGGCTTCGCCTGTCTCGACCCAAGTCTCGCCCAGCACGGTGTTGCGGAAGGCCCGAATGGCCTCGTCTGACCCCTGAGCCGCCTCCCACGATCGCGCGATACGCTCCCAGGAGAGCCAACCGACAGGCGAATAGAGCGCCGACAGGTGAAACCCGATGGTCGATGGATCGACCGCCTCGGCCGTACCCCGCCACTCGCCCGCCTCGAGCATCCTCGTCTTGTGATGCTCCGCGATGGGTTTCTCACAGGCGGCGCAATGGTAGGCAGCCGTCTCCGGCTGTCCTTTCTCCCAGCGCAATCGCTCGAACTCGAGCCACTGCATGTGCCCGCAATGGGGACAGGGCACAAAGTATCGCCTCTGGTCCGAAGCTTCGTATTCCCGCTCGATGCGGGAAAGCCCGCGGACCGTCGGCGTGGAAACCAGAAACACCTTGCGCCGATGGGCGAAGGTGAGGGAGCGGGCCTCGGCCAGTGTGACCGGATCCCCTTCCTCATCGGCGGAGGCCGGATAGGCATCGACCTCATCGAGAAAGATGTAGCGGGCCGGCGTCGAGCGCAGACCGACGGCCGAGTTCGCCCCGGTCATGATCAGAATGCCGCCGGCGAATTCCTTCGACAGCATAGTGTTGCCCGCGTCCCGCGAACGCGCCGGTTTCACCCGATCCCTGAGCGACGCACTTTCCTCGATCAGGGGATCGATGCGCTGCCGCGAGTTGCGTTTGGCGAGCTCCACGGTCGGCTGGACAGCCAGCGCCGGTCCTGGCGCCTGGTGGATGATGAAACCGATCCAGTTGTTGCCGGCCTCGGTGGCGCCCACCTGGGCGGCTTTCATGAACACGATCCGCTGCGCCGAATGGCCCGGCGAGAGCGCATCCATGATTTCCTTCATGTAGGGCGTGCGCTCTGTGCGGTATCGGCCCGGCTCGGCCGAGGCCCGGGCTGCCAGCATGCGATGCCGGTTCGCCCATTCGGAAACCGTCAGCCAGGGATCCGGCTCCAGGCCGGCGCCCCAGGCGCGTAGCAGGGTCTCAGCGCCGTCGAACGCGAACAGATCATCCTTCGCCTCAGCGGAGGTCGAGCCGTACCTCGGCGAGTTCGTCGAGGTGGGCGCGGACATGAGCCTCCAGAACCTTCTGCATCTTGCTTGCCTCCAGACCGAGTTCGGCCGCCATCAGCGCCGCCGCGCGCGCGGGCCAGTTGACCCACGCGTCCCGCTCTTCGCGCGCCAGTCGGAAAACCAACGTGGTCGCGCGGGACCGATCGACGAGTTCGCCTTTCAGCTGCTGTAGTTTGAGCCTGCGCTCCTGCGCTTTCAGGACCTCATTGGCGGTCTTGGCCTGCAGGAACGTTGTCCCGCCGCCCGTCGAGGGCGTCGTCAGGCCTTGTTCGCGAAGCGTATCGCCAACGGCGGAGAGTGCCGTGTCCGGCACCGGCTTCAGTTTCTTAGTGCCGCCGCCCTTCCGTTGCTTGGAAGGGTCGGTCATCTCCGCGCGACGGCGATCCGAGGCGGCCGCGTCGATGGAGCCGTCTTCGAACAGGACGAGCCTACCGGCGGCTTTCGCCTTTTGGATTGCGCCACGCGACAGCCCGACATGGGCGGCGTATTGGCGCTCGCTCATGCCCTGCATGCCACCCCCGAAATAGCAATGAAATGATGCACGTATTCACTTGATGGTGTCGGCGATCAGAGCGTGTATGGCGTCACGATCAACGACGGAGCCGAACGATGACCAACGCGATACCGACCACCCGCAACACGGATTGGGGCTTCTTCGGCACCATCGCTCACCGCGCTGACGCCGATGCCGCCTGGCCCATTGCGATGGAAGCAGTAGGGCGGGCGACCGGATGCCCCGAGACCGCGGTTCGCGACTTTCTCGACAGCCGCTACGGCCGGCATTTCGCGGACGACGTCGCGAATGGCTTGCACGCCGGATTGGCGCTGCGGTCCGCGATCGAAACCGCCGTCGAGCGCTGGATAGGCTGGACGATCAGCCGCCGCACAGGACGCGAAACTGGAATTCCACGCGGACTTCCCTACCTCACCGGCTTCGTCACCCACTGCGAGATCGAGGCCGAAGCGTTCGACTGAACCACCGCATTAATGGCCTCTGGCCCCGCGCCGCTAGCGGCCGGGGCTCCGGGCGGTAGGAGAGGCGCGATGGGCGCGCCTCCCGAGAACCCGGAGGTCAGTCATGAACCAGATCCAGCTTTCCGACACGCAAGCCGTCATTCTCAGCGCAGCCTGCGCCCGCGACGACGGTCTCGTATTTCCCGTCACTGCCAAGATCAAGGGTGGAGCCGTCGGCAATTGTCTCAAGAGCCTTCTCAAGCGTGGCCTGATTGAGGAACTGCCGGCGAGCGATCCCGACACCGTCTGGCGCCACGACGAGGAGCGTGGCTCCATCACCTTGCGGGCGACGCCACTTGCCTATTCTGCCCTCGGCATCACCGAGGAAGAGATCCCGGACACCGGTGCGTCAGGCGACAATCCCGCACCGCAGAAGGTTCAGCGCAGGGGAAGTAAGCAGGCTCTCCTCATCGAAATGCTCGAGGCACCGGAGGGCGCAACAATCCAGCAGGTCGTCGACGCCACCGGTTGGCAGCCCCATACGGTACGCGGCGCGATCGCCGGCGCGCTGAAGAAGAAGCTTGGCCTGAATGTCGTGTCCGAGAAGGTCGAAGGCCGCGGTAGGGTCTATCGCATCGACGCGTAAGCAACGCTTAGACGGAAGGCGCCGCTCCTTCGCCGGGCGGCGCTTTCACGTTCTTGCCCTTCGCACCCGAAGCACCTCGAAAACACGGCGTAGCGAGTAGCTACGTACGATGGATGCCGCGGTGAAGATCGCGCCGATCAACAAATTGTCGGTCAAAGACGCTTGTAGCCCGAACAAGGGAAACACCAACATCTGCGCCATGACAGCGACGCCATAGCCGACGACGACGTTGGTCACGGCCTCAACCAACGACATCGTACGCGACTGCTTCATGCTGATGCCCGTGCAGTCCGTAGGTCGTCGAACGTCCGATCCTCGCCATGGAGCACCGCAGGCTCACCGGTGAACTGCTGCCAGCGATCGATGGCGACATCGACATAGGCCGGGTTCAATTCGATCCCAAGACAAACGCGGCCGGTGGTTTCGGCTGCGATCAGCGTCGTGCCCGAGCCCATGAACGGCTCATAGATGGCCTGCCCCGGGCTCGAGTTGTTTAGGATCGGGCGACGCATGCATTCGACGGGCTTCTGCGTGCCATGGACCGTCTCTGCGTCCTGATCGCGGTGGGCGATCTGCCAAAGCGTCGTTTGCTTACGGTCACCGGACCAATGCCCTTTGCCCGTCTTTTTCACCGCATACCAGCAGGGCTCGTGCTGCCAATGGTAATCGCCGCGGCTCAGGACCAGGCGGTCTTTGGCCCAGATGATCTGGGAGCGGACATTGAAACCCGCAGCTTCGAGGCTTTCAGCGACGACCGCCGCATGCAGGGCGCCATGCCAGACATAGGCGACATCGCCCGGGAACAGCGCCCAGGCCTCACGCCAGTCGGCGCGATCGTCGTTCAGCACCTTGCCGGTGCGTTTGGTAGCGGCGGCGCCTGCCTTGTTCCGCCATGCCGGATCGTAGTCCACGCCATAGGGTGGATCCGTCACCATCAGCAGCGGCTTCACAGTCCCAAGCAGCCGCTCGACATCGGTTGCCATCGTGGCATCGCCGCAGAGCAGCCGATGGTTTCCGAGAATCCAGAGATCACCCGGTCGGGTGACGGGATCCTCAGGGGCATGAGGGATCTCGTCCTCGCCCTCTCGGGCGGCAGAGTCGTCGTCTTCGATTCCATCGAGCAGCGCGCTCAGCTCCGCCTCATCGAAGCCAATCAGCGAAAGGTCGAACGCGTCCTCGGCCAAGCCCTTAAGCTCGTCCGAGAGGAACGCGTCGTTCCATTCCCCGAGCTCCGTCAACCTGTTGTCGGCGATGCGGTAAGCCCGTCGCTGCGCTTCGCTCAGGTGATCGAGCACGATCACCGGCGCATCTGATAGTCCGAGTTGTGTCGCCGCCAGGATGCGACCGTGGCCGGCAATCACCTCACCATCGCTCGACACCAGCACCGGCACGGTCCAGCCGAACTCCGCCATGCTGGCAGCGATCTTCGCCACCTGGTCCGGACCGTGTGTCTTGGCGTTGCGCGCATAGGGGCGCAAGCGGTCGAGCGGCCAGGTCTCGATCGCTTCGGGAGCGAAGCTGAGGGTCATGGGTGTCCGAAGATCGAAGATCGGGTGGATGCCAGCGCTGCTGGATCGGATACCGCGGTGGACTCCGTGCGGGGTCCAGCGACAACCAATGGCGCCGGTGCGGAAGTCTTTAGTTCGTCGGGGTTTCAGGGACCAGGCGCGCGGGGCTGGACTCCGGGTGGCTTCCCAAAAAATCCGGCCTGTCGCTAGCGATCTATCGCGCCACGCCCGCCCGCATACGTTTGTTGCCGGGAAGGACCCGTGATCTTTCGGTGGCGTGGGATAAGAACCGCGACGCGCGCGCCTCTCCCGAGGATAGGCCTAGACCTACCGATTTCGGCCGTCTTCGTCTCAGCGAAAAGTGTCCGCCGCACACCTTACCCGCCGCCACTCATCGCTGCGCCGCTTGAGCCAGCGCGATCACTTTCCGCTTCGACAGATTTCGGTTGAACCGACGCCGGTTGAGGTGGAGCGAGATCAAGCACAGCCCGTAAAGCCAGTGCTGATGCGCCGCTGAGCGTTCAAGACCGACGGTCCAGCAGATCGTTTTCCATCGCTCGCCGAAGGCCCGCATCCAGACGATCTTACCGTCGATAGGCTCGAGGCCGACGGTCCAGGTGAGCGTCTCTTCCATCCGGCTGATGGCCTGTGGGGACGGAAGAATCCGCATCGGCTTCGGTTCCTGCCCCACCTTGTCACCAAAGCTGTGGATGATCTCCGGCCATAGGTTGAAGTAGCCCTGCACTCGGGGCTCCGGCAAACGCTTGAGCACAGACGCAGCCTCGGCCATACGTTCCTCGACGATGCTGGGTGTCCATTTGTCGCTGATCATGACTGCACCTCCCGAAGCACGGCGGCGTAGCCGGCGATGTCGACCATGCTGTCGAGATGGTTAGGATCGAAGGTCAAGCGGGCGAGCTTCAGATCGATCAGGCAAAGAGCCACCTGCGCTGGTGTGATCGGTTGACCCAGGGTGATCGACCAACGCCTGGCGATGGCCGTCATGGATGCGGCAGGGTCGCCGTAGCCTTCGCGACGATTGGCGACGACGGCTGCCGCCTGCTTCAGCATCATTTCCCCGTTCATTCACCCCCACTCCCGATCCGGTTGGCCAGCGCCCAATCGAGGACGGCCAGCGCATCGGCCTCGTTGTCGTCGACGGGGTCGAACCCGAGCTCTCGAACCGCGGCAATCACGGCCTCCTTGCCCGCGTTTCCCTTGCCGGTGATGTGACGCTTGATGGTGCCCACCGGTACGGCCTCGTAAGGGATGGCGTGGTGTTCGCACCAGGCCGTGACGTGGGCGAGAAAGCCACCATAGGCATGTGCGGCATCGACACCGGCATGCCGTCGGACCTCCTCGACGAAGACCGCTTCCAAATCACCAGCGGCCTGCTTGATCTCGGTGAGCCAACGCCTGAAGCGCAGGAAGCGCATGCCGCCGCCCTGCCAGCGGTCATTTCTGAACTCGACCGTGCCGCTGGTAATCTGCCCGTCGCGCCCTCGAAATGCCCATCCGGATCTGGCTCCAAGATCAAGGGCGAGAACCGCGAGACGATTTCCTTCTGAATTCGTGATTGGTTCGATTGGTCCAGGTTCAGTCATCGCGGGTCTCTAGCACATCGGTTGTGGTCAGCGGCGCGGTTTGGAAACGGAGCCTTGGCAATGGCCCCGCCGATCGCCGGTGGGAGGAGTGTGTGTTGCCAGGCACACTCCTCCTCTTTAGGGGAGGTGGAAACGTGGAAATCTCTGAAATCGTTGATGTTTTCGGCCGTTGGCAACGCTTGGCAACGGCAACGGCGCCAAATCGTGATTTCCGTTTGAATTCAATCGGTTGATGGAATTTCCAGGGGGGCGATTCCTGGCAATTGCCAAATGGCAACGTGGCAATTGGCAACGCAGACCGGCCCTTCCTGGTTTGGAAAGCAAAGGCTGGAAACGGTGGAAACGGAGCAGCCATGGGCATCAACCCTCCGCCTCGTCGGCGCCATGCACGAACTGCCCCACGCCGCGGGCAAAAGGCCCCGTCGGGATGTCCAGCCACTTGTCCTCCTTGGAGCCCGAGGCCATGCCCTTGACCAGCGCCGGAGGACGTCTGTTGAGTAGGTCCTGGACCATGTCCTGGAGGCGCTTGCGGCCCATCTCGTGGAACGCAGATGGCAGTCGGTGTCGTTGCTGGTAGACCCCGGAGCCACCTGTATGGGTGAAGGGATGACCGTTCTCGGCCGCCCGGGCGATGGCGGCCACCAGAGTGTCGATCAGATCCTGTTCGGGGAGACGGCTTTCACGCAGACGCGGCGTCACGTCGACGAGAAGACCGGTGGGTGCTCGGAGGAATGTGCGAATGGTCCGGTCCGCCGGTCCGTTGGCCTTGACCGCCGCGCCCTGGAATACGGCATTGCGGGCGAAGGGCTCTTCGAGCGCCTTGAAGACGAAGCCCTGGTGTTCCTCGGGCGCCGGCCACAACGCGTAGACCAGACGCACCCCATCGACGATGGCGCTGGTGCCGCGCACGGCGTCGCGAGCCTGTTCGACCGTCGAGATCGGGCGGTTGCCCTGAGGTTTGCGCATATGGTGGGCAACGATCACCGCCGCGCCGGTCTCCGTCGCCAGGCTCGCGAGCAGTCCCGTGGCGAAGCTGCCTGCCGCCGGGTCAGAGGTGACGTCGGCATGGATGAAGGACGCCAGCGGGTCGAACACCACTAGCTTGAGATCGCGTAGTCTCAGGATCTGGTCTCGCACCATGCGGAATTGGGGGGTGATCTCGGGACCATCCTTGCCAGACACCACCAGCGGAATCGGCCCACCCGCATTGGGCAAAGGCACGACGATCAGCCGTTCGGGCTTCTCGAGGCGTAGTTCCTCGGGATCGAGCCGCTGCAAACGACGATGGATCTCGCCCTGATCGTCCTCGGCAGTGAAGATGACGGCGGTGCCGAACTCCCGCACCGCGCCGCCGAAGGCCGTGGGTTCCGGGCTGACCGAGACGGAACGGGCCTTGCCGGTCGCCACCGATAGGGCCAGATCCAGGGTCATCATGCCCTTACCGGTGTCGCCCATGGCGGCGAGGATTGAAACCACGCCCAAAGGAAATGCCCCCTCGACCAGAAAGTGCTGTTCGGGCGCATCACCGGCGTAACGACTGGCATCCCAATCGGAAAGATCCAGCGTCGTCTTTTCGGGCCGAATGGACTGGCGTTCGCAGGTCGCGATGAAGTTAGTGACGTCCAAGCCTTCAGCCACGGCATCGGCCGCATCCCATTTTTCCGGCTTGCTGTCGGGAGGAAGGAGCACGGATACGGAAACAGCTCCGACACCCAGCACCGCCTGAGCTGCGGTCATGGCGTACCGCCAACCGGGCTCGTCCTTGTCGGGCCAGATCACCACACGCTTGCCTTCCAGCGGCGACCAGTCGGTCTTCTCGACCGGGGCCGAGGCGCCGTTCATGGCCGTGGTGGCGCAGAGCCCGTGATCGATAAGAGCCTGAGCGGCCTTCTCGCCCTCGACCAGAATCACTTCGGACGCCAACTTGACGCCCGGCCGGTTGTAGAGCGGTCGCGGGTCGGGCGCCTTCATCTTGCGGTTCAGCACGTCCCACGGTCGGAACTGCTTTCCACAGGGCGGATCGTAGCGATACACACAGGCGATGAGCCGGCCGTCCTCGTCCAGATAGTCCCACTTGGCGGTAACCGGCCCCAGGTCGTCGGTCGGCGGGGTCTTGGACTGGGCCGCCCGGTCGTCGTGCAGGGTGCGGCTTCGGCCATCCAGCCATTCGCGGATGTCGTCCATGATGGTGGGAAAGTCGGTCCGAGTGTCCCGTCCGGTGACGGCCGCCCACAGCCCGATGATGTCGCCGCCCTCCTTGGTGGCGAAATCGTGCCACATGCCGGCCTTGGGACCGACAAGCTCTACCGTCAGGCTGTCACCGCGATTGCCGTGGACGTCACCGACCAGGAACTTGGCGCCCTGGAACACACCACCCGGCAGCAGATAGGAAAGAACGCCGCGAATGTTCACGAGCATCCGGGATTGATGTCCTCGGTGCTCTCGGCGTCATCCCACGGCCGGGTGCCGTCGAGGCGCTGCGGCTCGGCATCGTTGAAATCACGCCAACGATCCAGGTTCACCACGTCACCGCTCATGCTCCGCTCCTCCAACAGCGGTCGGACCAGGAACAGAAACGGCATTCATGGAAGTCGGCGGATTGGGCAACGCGGGGCAACAGTTCCCCGGCCTCGGTCGCCTGGATGATGCGCACCGCCTTGTCGCTCGCGGCTTGAGCCAAGGCACCGTCGAAGGGCACCAATTCGTGATGGAGTTCCGCCGTGTCTTTGTTGACGGCGGTGAACAAAGCCGGGTTCTTCGAGATGCCCGGCACCGTCGCTTCCATGTAGGCCTGATATGTGGCGATCTGCGCGGCATAGACAGGCTTGGAGATCGCGACGCCGCGCTTCGCCGTGTCCTTCCAGGATTTGGAATTCAGCGATTTGCATTCCCACAGCACCGGGAAGCCAGGCAACACGGGACCGGCATTGATGATGCCGTCCACATGGCCGCGGATACGGCCGCCGGCAACCGAGAACCCGAACTGCTCGCCATTCGGCCGATTACCCTTGGTGGTGTAAAGATCGAACCCAGCCCGACGCAGCCAGCCGATGGCCAGATCCTCGAAGACATGTCCGGCGGCAAAAATGCGCAGCGTCTGGCCGTCGAAATCGCCGCCATCGTCCTTGGGCGCATCGGCATACTCGAACTGCAGGGCGCGCTCGCAGGCCACGCCCAGGCGAGAGCCGCCGAGATAGTCGCGGGGCGCGCGCGTGGCATTCTCAGCCACCAGAGCCTCGTCGATCAGGGTGTTGATCCTCTTGGCGAAGCTGGCCGAGTGATTGAAGTCCAACATCAGAAAGGGATCTCCGTCTCATCACCCTTGGAGGTGGCCAGCATGGCGTTCTGAAAGCCGTCAATGGCGACCTCGATCAGGGTCAGCACCTGACTCTCAGTGAGATCGATCAGTCGGGTTTCCCAGCCGATCTCCTCCATGACCTCGGCGACCGTCTTCATGGCTGACCGGATCGCCGCCTGTTCCGGCTCGGTTAGGTCAACCATGCCCAAACCCCGCTTCGCCAAGCGCGACCAAAAGCCCTGGCAGGCCATCGAGCAAAACCAGACCGATTGCCGGAGCCGCTTCAAGCGCACCGGGTCGAACCAGCCAAAGCCACGGGCCGGACGTCGACAGACGGCACAAAGAGCACCACGCGGATGCCACAGTCGCAGGCGGGCGGCAGCAGTGTCGGATAGCGGGGCCATGGATCATGCGGCCCTCCGGTCGCTTGAAACCGAGGTCCGCACCAGCTGCTGGATCGCCTGCTTGTTGAACGTGAAGGTCAACAACGCCGAGGCCTGATACCGGGTGAGACCGAAGTCTTGCCGGTAGCTCGCAGGCAGGTAACGGAGTTGCTTCTCCGTCGCCGGCTGGTTCAGCCAGTTCCTGGTCTTGTGGGCGCTCTCGTCGGTCTCGTTTTCGTTAAGCCAGTCGTCGGCGGCCGCCAGGCAGACGGTGCGCTCGCCCACCGCCAACAGCCGCGAGCGCTGCCCCTTGGCACCACCGATGGCATGCCAGCGACCGTGCAGGAAGAAGATCCCGCCCCAGGCGTTGAAGCCGTTGGCGACCAGCGCCGCGTCATCGCCGAAGAGATCGCACCAGCGGAAGCTGGAGCGCTTCAGGAGGTCGATCTCCGACATGACGAAGTCGGCAAGCGGCGTGGCCTCGCTCTCGCCGGCTCCGACTGACTCCCAGAGATAGCCGCAAAGGGGACACTCGCGGACCGCCAGCGGTACCTGCGCGCTGCAGTCCGGACAGTCTTTGGTCGGGGCCTCGCCGTCGCCGGCCTTGCCATCCAGATTGACGTCCTGTTCAAGGCAGCCGTGCAAAAGGGTCGAGGTGCCGAAATCGAGCACGATGCAGTCGGTCTTGACCACGCTGGGGAACTCGTTCGGATCGACGGTGCGCAGCCCCCGCCCGACCATCTGGATCATGGTGGACTTGTAAGAACTGGGGCGTAGCAGGACGACGCAGCTGGTCGGCTGGTGGTCCCAGCCCTCGGTCAGCACTGCCACGTTGACGATGACCTGGGTGTCGCCCTTTTCGAAGGACCGCAGGACGGACCGGCGATCGGCCTCGCCCATGTCACCCCAGACCATGTCGGCTGGGATCCCATCGGCGACGAAGGCCTCGGTGACGTTACGAGCGTGATCGACGGTGGAGCAGAATATCACGGTTTGGCGGTCGCCGGCCTTTTCCCGCCAGTGGCGGATCACCGCCTCGGTGATGGGCGCTCGGTTCATGATGGCGTCGACCGCTTTCATGTCGAAGTCGTCGACGGTCTTGCGGACACTCTTGAGGGCTTCCTGGGTGCCGACGTCGATGACGAAGGTGCGCGGCGGTACGAGATGACCCGATGCAATCAGCTCGCCGATGGAGATCTGGTCGGCCACGTTGGAGAAGACCGGACGTAGCCCCTTCTTGTCGCCTCGGTTGGGCGTGGCGGTGACACCGAATACCCGAACATCCGGATTACGGTCCTGAGCTCGGTCGATAATCCGCCGATAGCTGTCGGCGGCTACGTGATGGGCCTCGTCCACGACCAGCAGATCGAGCACCGGCATGGCGTCGAGATTCGCCTTGCGGGCCAGGGTCGGCACCATGGCGAAGGCCGTCCTTCCCCGCCACGACTTCGTGCGGGAATCGACGATAGAGGTGCTGATGGCCGGGTTGACCTTGGCGAACTTGAGGACGTTCTGAGCCGTCAACTCGTCGCGATGCGCCAACACGCAGGCCTTCGCACCGTTGTTCGCCAGCATCCGGCCAACCACGCCCGAAAGCATGATCGTCTTGCCGGCGCCGGTCGGCGCGACACCCAGGGTGTTGCCGTGTTCGTCGAGGGCGCGCACGCTGCGTTCGACGAAGGTCTTCTGCCGGGGGCGGAGCAACATGGATACGCCCTCCTACTGCGCCCAGGCGGGGCGGTTCGGAGCACCCGTCGGCTGCGCGTCGGGCGCAGATGTCGTGGCACCAGGGGCAGGCGCCGAGGGGGTAGCCGGGACACCGCCGGGCTTCCAGGTGCCGCCGGACTGGCTATAGGTCTCCCAGTCCTTGTGATTGGGCGTGACGGCGAAGCGGATCTCGTTCTTGGCGTCGCCGTTCTGGTCCTTACCGACGTCGATCTTGGCCAGAAACTCGATGCCATCGAGATCGGCGAACCCGTTGATGCGCCGTGCCGTCTGGGCCTGGGGCGAGTTGTCCTTGTCCGACAGTCCGCGAGCAGAGTTCAGGATGCCCCGCACGAAGGAGCGGCCCATGTTGCCCCACTCCGGGCCTTTGAGGCTCAGGAGACCGATCAGGCTCCAGACCTTGCGGCGGGCGTAGGCGCCTTCGAGGAGCACGAACTCGGCGTTCAGATAGACCGAGCCCGTGGTCTCGTTGCGGGTGGCATAGCCGCCGGTCCAGCCCTGGGCTGGGTCATCGTAGCCGCCCGGCTTGAGGGTCATCCTGACCGGCACGATGGTGCCCTTGGGGATCAGGTCGTAGGACGTCTGGGAGTCGGCGTCGTTGAAATCGTTCCAGGAACCGGTCATGGTCAGGACGCTCCTTCATCTTCTTGGGTGACGGGGGTATCGGCGGGCTGGGAGGCGGGGCGGCCAAACTCCAACCTCTCGCTCGCCGGTTTGACGGGACCGCCG